AAAAATGAATGATGAAGTCTTAGTTATTAATACTACTGATAGTTTGACAAAACCAAAAGTTTTAGAGCCAATGAGTTTATACAATGAACATTATCCGTTGCTTTCACAAAAGATGCCAGAATATACTAAATCTCTGCCAAATACTCAAATAAATATTTTAATTGAACGAATGAAGTTAACAATGAAAAAATTTGGCGGCATTGGCCTCTCTGCCAATCAATGTGGTATACCAATTAGAATGTTTGTCATTGGCCACGAAGACTTCAATATGGTATGCATCAACCCAAAAGTTTTGATGAAATCGGATGAAGTTGAAAAAAAAGATGAAGGTTGCCTCTCTTTTCCTGCTTTATTCTGTAAGATTGAAAGACCTCAATGGATTAACGTAGAGTTTACCAATGAGCACGGGCAAGTTGTTCAAACAAGACTTGACGGCTTGACTGCTCGCTGTTATCTACATGAACTTGATCATATGAATGGCATCAAGTTTACCAGTTATGTTGGTTCAGTTGCTCTTAAAATAGCAAAGGCAAAACAAAAAAAAATAATTAAAACTGCAATTCGAAAGAACAAGTAATGAGTTATTCATTTGATCCTAAAGATGATGTTGAAACGCAATGGCAAAAATGGCGTGATTCCGGTTTGATGTTTGAAGACATTGATGAAAGTATGCTTCGTGAGCGTGTAATTCAGGAACTTACTTATGTTTCAAAGATGGATGTAAAAGAATACACTTTATATCAAAAATGGTGTGAAGTACAAGAACGTTATCCGTCTATTATTGTAAATGATCTTTGGGAAGGCGAGAAACGTGTACTTGAAGATGAAGAACAACGCCGAGCAATTGAAGAAATCAAGCGTAACTTTTGGTTGCCAGAAACACCAGAATCATATGAAGCTTTGCAACCAGAACTTCTCTACACTAATAAAGATAAAGAATTGCCTGAACTTTGGAATTGTATTCGAACATTTTCTTCTACGATGAAGAACAATTCTAATATTGGTCGTAATCTAAACTTTATCGTGCGTGATAGAGTTACTAAGAAGTATCTTGGTGTAATTTGTATTTCATCTGACTTTCTTGATTTAACACCAAGAGACAAGTATATTGGTTGGTCAAAAGAATTAAAGACACAAGGCGGCATGATTAATCATACTGCAATTGGTTCTACAATTGTACCTCTGCAACCACTTGGTTTTAATTATGTTGGCGGTAAATTATTGGCACTTCTTTGTCTTTCCGATCCTATACAAGAGATGTGGGAAAAGTTATATGGTGACAAGTTAGTATCTGTAAGTACCACTTCACTTTATGGTAAAACTAAAGCTGACGGCCTTTCTCAGTATGACAACTTAGACTACTGGCAGAAAATGGGCTTTACTTCCGGCTCTGTGTCATATGAACCAAATAATGATACTCGTTATATGATTCGTGAGTGGTTGAAAACTAATCACACTCGCCGTTATTTTGAATGGTACATTGCAAAGAAACCATCCGGTCAACCACATAAGCGTGATCACAAAAATCGTTCATTGACATTCACATATAGCAAACTCAGTGTGCCAAAAGAACTTGTCAAGTCTGATCATGCTCGAGGCATTTATTGGTGTCCATTGTATGCCGAATCTGTAGAATTTCTCCGAGGCGAACATGATGGCAAGAATATGAAAAAGTGCTTTGATTCATCAGTAGAAAACCTAAGTAATTTATGGAAAGAGAAACACGCAAAGCCTCGTATCAAGCAATTGGTTAAAAAAAGCAGAGTGTCAAGTGAGTCTCTTTTCTATGACAATCTAGCAATAATGACCTGGCAAGAAACAAAAGACAAATATTTGCCGCAAGTGGGTCGATAAATATAGTATAGTTGTTTATATGCGGTGAGTCCGAGACAGCCTACCCCCGTAGGTAGAGAGGTTTAACTCCTCTAAACCGCTCCACTTCTGTTGTTTTCTGGCAACAAAATTCCTGAGTAAAATCAACAGCTTACAAAGGGCTTGACAAAGCACTGAAGCTATCGTACAATCCTTACATAATTGATACGGATACATACATGACTTTTACTGCCGAACAAAAATCGCAGCTGGCCAAGTTGATGGCAACCGAGAATCTAACGGTGCAACACCAAAAGATTCATACTGCAAAATTTGATCCGATCAATCGTGTACTCTATTTGCCAATTTGGCAGAATATGAATGGTGACCTCTATGACCTGCTAACTGGCCATGAAGTCGGTCACGCATTGTATACCCCTGCTGACGGCTGGCATTCTGCCGCTACTGACAAATCTAAGCCTGCAAGTTATAAAAACTTTTTGAATGTAGTTGAAGATGCTCGTATTGAAAAGAAAGTGAAACGCCGGTATCCTGGTTTGAAGTCATCTTTTCAAAAGGCTTATAAAGAACTATTTGACCGTGATTTCTTTGGTCTTCATGGTCGCAGCACTAACGATATGGCGTTTATTGATCGCCTGAATATTTTTACAAAGTCTCAATATACAGCAGACTGGATTCAATTTAGTTCTAAGGAACAAAAGTTTGTTACTGAAATTGAATCACTTGAAACATGGGATGATGTTGTTCGATTAACGGACAGTATTTTCGAATACTCTAAAGATGAGCAATTTGAAATGCAAAATTATGATTTTAATTATGCTTTCGATGAATCAAATGAAGAGAATGAAGATTTATTTGATTCCAGTATGGATTCTCCTGATGGTACCTTTGGTTCAGAGGATTCAGACTTGAAATCCAAATCAAATAATAATTTTGATTCTGATGAAAATACAGAAGATCAAGAGAGCGGTGATTCAAGTGAAGAAGAATCTAAAGCATCTGATGTAAATGATGAAGATGATTCTAAAAACAAATCAAATAAAATTAATCGCAACAAGCAATCTAGTCTCACCGATAAAGATCAGTTTGCACCCGAATGTGTAACTGATGAAGAGTTTCGTAAGCGTGAAAATCTTTTGCTTGATGAAAAAAGTCAACCATATATTTATGTAAATATTCCAAAGTACAATAAAAAGTATTCGATCACTCCTGCAAAGCGTGTTATTGAACAAATCGAAGACTTCTATACGAAACCAAATGAGAGTAATTACATTCGTATGAATCCAGATAAAGTTCGTGAACTGGTAAACAATTTCAAGAATCGTAATGAGCGATTTATTGGTCTTCTAGTAAAAGAATTTGAAATGCGTAAGGCGGCTAAGGCTTACAATAAGTCTAAGTTGTCCGATACTGGTGACATTGACATTAACAAGCTTTCATCGTATAAGTTTGATGATAACATTTTCCGCAAAGTGATGCTTACGCCTAAGGGTAAGAATCACGGTTTGATTTTGTTGCTTGACAAATCTGGTTCTATGTCTGACAATATGCCTGGATCAATTGAACAAATTTTGATTTTGTCCATGTTCTGCCGCAAAGTGAATATTCCGTTTATTGTTTATGGTTTCGGTGGTGAAACTGAATCTTATAAGGCGGATCACGGTCATAAACAATATAATAACGTATTTTCTGCTAACGATAGAGACCTTAAATTATTTCCGGTGTTTATGCGTGAGTACTTGAACTCATCAATGTCTAATTCTGAATTCACTAAGGCAGTTCGTGCTCTTTTGTGCTTAAAGTTGGCATATGAAGTTCGTTGGCATTCTTATCCTAAATCCGAAAAATTATCCAATACTCCGCTGAACGAAGCAATTATTGCTACTGGTCACATTATGAAAGAATTCCGTAAGCAACATAATCTTGATTTGTCCAGTTTGATTATTGTCCATGATGGCGATTCTGATACAAGCAAGTTTTACTATGAATATGATGTGCGTTATAATCAAGTCAGGTCTCAATGGTATGACACCAACTACTCTAATGTAATTGTACAAGATACTCAAAATAAGTTTCAACACAAGCTTGAATGTAATCTTACAAAATATGATCCTTTGCTGCTTTGCGCTCTAGATTGGTTTAAACAGACCACGAACTCTAAAGTTTTTGGTTTCTTTCTGACTTCTAGTGGTCGCCAAACTAAAAGTTCGATTGCTAATCGATATGTGTTTGAAGATGGTGAACATTATGTTACTAAGCATTATGCTGCTCGTAGAGCTAATGCCTTTAATGAAGCAAATGCTCTTGATGAAAAATTAAGTAAGATTGTAAAACAGTTTAAGACTGAAAAGTTTGTTGCTTGCAAGACCCGTGGTTACCATGATTTCTTTATCATTGCTGGCGGTGAAGAGCTAACTACTGAGAATGAAGAAATCGAAATCGAAGGCAAAATGACTGCTTCAAAGTTGAAAAATGCCTTTATGAAGTATAATAAAAAGCGTTCTATTAATCGTGTTCTGGTCTCCAGATTCATTCAGGGCATTGCCGCCTGATGTTGTTTTTATGCAACAGAGACTTGACAATGTTTCTGTTGTGTTATATAATGTGTGTATTATTGATAAGGATTGATTATGCCTACCCGTGCTGAAACCCGCCAAAATTTTATTGATGCTCTGGTTGCCCTTCAGCGGCCAATTGTGACTCGGCGTGAAATTAAGAAGATTTGCTCAGAACTTGGTATCTCTGGTGTTCCGTGGTTTACTAAAGAAGAAACAAATCGTGTTGGTCGTGGATTGTACAAAGTGCCAGTTGCTGGTACTCCGGCAATTCAAATGACCGCTCAAATATTGCCAATGATTAAACCTGTAGAAAAGTCTGAAAATCGAATTCAAAATGTTTCGACCGACCTGGAAGAAACTGATCTTGTGCCTAAGAACTACAAAAATTATGTAGCATTTGGTAACTTTGATGATGTTTTGTCAATTGTACAAAGTAATCGTTTCTTTCCTGTTTTTATTTCTGGTCATTCTGGTAACGGCAAAACCATGAGTGTCGAGCAAGCTTGTGCTCGTG